GAGTTCCAAGCGCAACTTCTCCTCTTCAAGCTCCCCGGCATACTTCAATGCCTCTGCTTGGGACTTAAATTCTCGATCTCCAATTCGAATCGACTCCTCTTCTTCAACCGGGGCGGCTTTCGCAGCGGGGGCCTTCTCTTCGGGAGCTTCCGACTGCGGGGTTGCTTCCGCTTCGACGACGGGAGCTTCTTCGTCCCCGGACGCCTCGACTGGAGCGCTTCCAACGGGAAGATCCTCCGGATCTGCCGCACCAGTCGACACCTGTTTCATGTGGTTCTTCACTTCTGCAACTTGCTTCATCATTTCACTCATTTTTTACTCCCTAAGGTTTGTATAATTTGTTCTTTTTCTTCAACATCGCGAATCAACATACTAAGTACAGAAAGCTCGCTGACAAGATGATGATAATTAGAGCTTCCCGAACGGAATTCCATGAGGAGCCGTTCATAAGCGACCTTCTTTCTCTTTTCGAGGAGAGGCATGAGGACTGGCGCTGCGAGTGCTATAATCCGAGCCTCCCGAATCATCTCTTCCCTGTGTTCCATGCTCATTCTTCCCCCTTGTACTTGCCCCTGAAATTCTCAGGCTTAACCTTGTTAACTTCTCTATTATAAAACCGCTGATAAACCCGCTTTGCCTCCTTGCACAAATCGCAACGGCACCCTTTCGAGTATTTTGCATTCGTTCCACAAGGTGGAGTCGGCTTTTTCCGTCCGGTTGCCACTTTCATAACTTTCGGAAGTACAATCGGATAAGTTGGTTTCGGATAGGATATCTTTCCTCCCCGGGCGAGGTACTCTTCAAGTGTCTCAGTCTTCATTACTGTTCTCCTGTCGGAAAGGAGTCTTGTGGAAACGATGCTCCACCACCCATCATATCTTGTAGCGAACCGGAGGTTGCTTGTGGAACCTGCGAGTTGTAATCCGGTGCCGCTTCCGCTCCCTGCTCGGGTTGCGCTTGCATTGTCATCTGTTGAGCCTGTGGAATCTCAAGTTTGTGCTTATCTATATCAAGAGAGGTCATGATCTCACCCAGGAGCAACTCAGGATCGTACTTCTTGAGGAAGAATTCTGCGAGCATCGGGTTGGAGAAGACTGTTTGAAGGAGCATTTGGAGTTTGCGGTAATCTTGAGCCTTTGAAAGCGTAAGGGAGATGCCATAAACTCTAAATTTGATCCCGTTCACCGTCGAAGCAAAAACATCCTCGGGCGCGAGTTGGGAAAGTTCCTCCCCTCGCTGCTCTCCGAAGAGTGCAACGAATTCCTCCTTGGAAATTGAGTCCCAATTCTGTGCCGTTGTCATCCATGCGAGCTGGAGTTCGCGGGTACTTTGTCTGGATTCGTAGTTTTTGGCGATTCCCTGGAAGACTGAAGTGATCGTTTGAGAGGCTTCAACAACTTCTGTCGCTTTAACCGCTCGGAAGGGCATAACTCCCTGCCGGAGATCATTCGTAAGCGCGGAGGCATTGAATTCCTGCGACATAATGTTGAAAATGTTAAAAGCCTCGGATGGAATCTTCACCGGAGAGAGCGATTCGATGACCTGTCCACCTACGGGAAGCATTTCGTTCACTACAAGAGTCGTCCCGGCGGGAATTCCATCGGCAACCTGTGCCGGATTGTCGAGTGCCGACTTCCGGAGCTGCTTAAGTCCGTGAACTTCCATCATTCCGGCATCAACAAGTAGATTATACATCTCATTCAACGCTCGGTTGTGTTGAGTTGGAGCATCCATCAAGGCCCGGTGCCACACTGAATTCGCCACTTCCATCAACGGAGCCGTGGAGTATGGAGATTCCTGGTGCCAAAGCGGATTCGGCTCCGGAGGTCTTAACAGAACTGTGTCGTTCGCGACGGTGCAAACAATGTTTTCGAAGACTATATTACCCTGTTTATCGAGGATATTACCCCAATACTCAGTGAGTTTTACCTTGGGACGATGTCCGCTCGATGAAGTGCTCTGTCCGCTCTCCCGAGATTTGTCGAACTCGTCTTCAGTTTCTGAGGCAGCTCCACGGGGAAGCTTCGCCACGACAGCAGAGTCATAAATCGCATTCTCGCCCTTCGAGAGCGCATCAACTTCATGCAAATCAACCCACATGTCCTCGATCTGATAGAGTCCCTTTCCGGTTGGATCGGGGAAGAAATTTTCCGCTCGGACGACATCAAACTTCATCTCCCAGGTCTTATCCTCAACCTTCTCAATCCATCGCTTAAGCTGCTTTCCGCGACCTTTTTTCTTGGAAACGAACCTCGGCTTGGGTTTCATGCATCCGTAGGTTTTTGAAATCGCAAGACTCGCCAGGAGTGCAGTCTGAATCGAACTTCCGACGTGCGAAAAGTAATTAGCTTTCTCCAGTTGAGAATTCGTAAGCTTCGTAATCTCATGAGGCTTCACGAGCATCGCTTCTTCGGCTTGCGGATAGCAGGCTTCGGCACTCCACCAATCGCCAATTTCTACGAGAGCCTGTTGGAAGAAAGATCGAATCGTATCGACTGCCATTTGCTGCTTGGAAAGAACCTCTGTGCTCTGACCTTTTTGCTTATGGCTGAAATCGTGCCTGAGGTGAAACATGTCATAGTTGTCCTTGTTCCTGTTCATGCGTTCGCGCTTAGCCTCGTCAGCCTCGCTTCGACAAGCTAGAATCCAATCTAGGATTGCTTTATCTTCCATAATCTCTCCTTGGTTTTGGCATCATGTCTTCGGACTTCTGAAAGCCATACGAAGGTGCCGGAATTTCGATGTTGTAATTAGAATTTTTGTAAGCTCTGAGTCCGCCAGCTAAATACTGCAAGGCGTCATGGGGATGTGAATGGATGTCCTTTACTGGACGAACCTTGTCCGGCTCAGTCTGTGCCATCGAATCGGGATATCTGAATCCGCCGCGAAATCCCGCTACAAGAGTCGGACAGTCGGGTTCCCAAATCTGCAACTTCGGCTCTCCCTTGGAGAGTCCAATGAGCAGATCAGTCACACCCTCGACTCGTCGGTTCCAGGTCTGAGGACCGGGGCGAATCTGCTTGAATCCAAACTTCATCATCGCTTGGACATAAGTTTCCTCACTGATTTCATTTCGTTTGAATCCCGCTGGATCGAAGAAAGAAATCGTTTGTGTTTCAAGATCTGCAATCTGCGGATAGTAGAGTTTTATCTCCGAGACGACATGGGGAACGAAACGATTCGCTCCCATTCCAATTCCAACTATTTCACGGACGACGAAGAGTCTGTCTTCTTGAAGCTGTGCGATGATACAGGCTGGAGTAAGTCCCGAGGAGTCCCATCCCAAGAGAAGGGGAAGTCCTGTATGAATTTTAGGTTTTGAAGTTGCAAGATGAAATCGCTCGTTAAAGTCTTCATAAACCGCACGTCCGTCGTAAGTCTCCCAACTCTTCTCGTACTCCATCCGATAGGCTCGAATTGGCATTGTTCGTTTGATAGATTCACGAAACTCCTCCCCCCTCTTCTCAGGATTTGCACTATAGTGAACATCAGCGACACAGAATTGATTCTTCGGATTAATCCAAACTTGAACGCCTTCCATTGGGGACTTCGGTGTCACGGGTGGAAGCTCTGGAAATCTAATGTCCTTGGCATCGAGCTGATCGAAAACGATCTTCTTGAAAAATCCCCCGTCTTCAACCGAACGGGAGGAGACCTTAACCATTCGCCCGCCGCCTCGAATCGTCGGTTCCGCTGCGGAGAAAGTTGCTTCTGCCTCGCTCTGAAAGGCAACTTCATCCTCGAAGATTCCGGAGAAGCCCCGCTGCCGGAGCTGATTTCCCCCTTGTGGAAAACCAAAAATCTTCGAGTGAATCTCGCCAAACTCAATCGCCGGAGGAGAACTCTGCATCCCTCCGTGCTTCATCTTTGGAATCAGTTCGGATGGAATCTTATCTGGTGGAATGTGCTTGATAATGAATTCGCAACGAGAGACGAGTTCCTTGGCGTCTTCCTCTTTCTTCGACGTGATTGCCCAACTTCGCCCGCGATGAAAGATGCAATCCCAAACGATGAGAGCGAGGAAAGTCCAAGAAGCAGTCATCCGGCGAGACTTTGGAACTGCAAGTTTCTTATGCTTCAGCCAAAGCAAAACTAAAATATAGAGGTATTTAAAGTGCGAGGGGAAGGGCTTGATCGGATTCTCTTGATCCACTTCGTCGTGCGTAAATACACACTCAGAGAGGAAATCCCACGGAGAATTTCGATACCGCTCGTAATTGGCAAGAACGTCCTGGGACTCGATCAACCATGATCCTTAGGGTGTTACACCCCATCCGAGGGGTGATCGTTAATGTAACTACAAGTGAAATTTTTGTCTGATTTGAATGAAAAAGGCAAGCCTAGGTCTTAGACTTGCCGCGTTATGTCCTGCCGCTGCGCTTAATTCTTATCGATTCCCGTCCGTGCCAGGGCACTCCTGCCTATTCGAGCCGCACCGTTACTGTCCTACTATGCCATTTCTGCCACTCTCGTCCGTTCCCGTCGAGTCCAGTCCTCGCCACGACTGCCATTCCAGTCTCAGCCTCGGCGCGACACTCGTCGCTCCTGCTGCCAAGCCAATTCAAACAAAATAAGGTCTCGTTTCCGAGCCTGCTTCTCCGGTCCAAAACTATTCCGATCCATTCCGGACGTTGTTCATCCTCTCCATTACTGCCGGTTCACTCGCTTCCTGACCGTTCCTATTCGTTCCGCTCCTCGGCTGCCATTACATTACTATCCATTATCGTCCAAAACCGCTTCGGTCTATGCCGATCCATTCCAAGGCTGCCATTCTCGTCCTTTTAAACATCCGATCCCTGCCAGTCGCAGCCACTCCGCCTCAAAGGATTCCTATGTAAACATACTTATAAATTTCTTTTTTATACAAATACTGGTGATCTTTCCAATAAGAGATTCGAATTGCGTTCCAATGAGGGGAATACAAAACGTATTTTCGCATTCCCCTATGGAGAGCAACTTCTCTCCAATCAGCCACGCTTCACTTCAAACATTCCAAGGTTTCCAGACTTCTCCGGTCTGAACTCACAAAGCCCAACCGAAAAGCCAGCGTTCTCATACAGGTTCAAAAGCTGCTCTGCTGAGATAATATTAGGATTATAAACAACTTTAAAAGTACAACTCCAATCGTCAAACCTAGGACGGAACCGAATCATCTTAGTCTTGTTTCCGAACTTCCCGATTGAAACGGGACGCTCATCAACCGTATAGCCTTTTTTAGATTTAATTTCGACAAGACCATTCTCATCCTCAAGGACGAAGAAGCTTCCCTTCGCTCGAGTCATCGGAACACCCTCGATGAATCGACAAGCACTCACCGCGCAGTTCTTAAGTCCCGACGCTGGCATACCGTAGCGATTCTTGCCGGAGAGCCGATAAAGAGCCGCTTCGACTTCCTTCTCGATGTTTCGAGACTCTTTCGCGCCCTTGGCCTTCTTCATCTGCTTTTCGAGCATCTCTGTCTTTGATTTAGTTGAAAAGTTATTCACCATCAGAGGAGTTGTCCCGACAAGCGTTATCAACGCTGTCTTTTTCTGAATGGGTGGAATTACAATCTTCTCTTCTTTCTCTGCTGCTACGACATCAGTCGTTACCTTCTTCGTCTTTGCCATATTTCTTCCTTATCTGTTTTTCGGCTTTTGTTATTTCACCAAAGACCTTGCCGAAGTATTTTTGATACCTTTGGTGTTTTTGTTTCCAGTAAAGGATTTCATCTAATGCAGCTTGCAGGACTTGTTCCATCAGGGAGGTGTCCTTTTTGATCTCCGTGAGGGGAAGGTAGACTCTCTGCTTGTCAATGACGACGGATTCATACTTCTTCGTAAATTGTTCGCCATCTGTAAAGCCGATTGACAGTACGAGATGTCTGGCCTGGTTGAGACGGAAGAGGTGTGCTGCTTTCGTGTCGCTCCATTCGAAGTACTTATGGAGAGGATTGCTTCGATCTCGAGCCCTTCGTACAATCGCTTCGGGCGTAAGAACCGGAAGTTTGTCCAATTCGCTTGAGACCTCTTCCGCGTTAATTTTCTTGTTAAGATCAAAACTTGCTCTTGCTAAAAGTTTGAAACTTTTACGACGAGGTTTTACCTTTTTACTCTTACCCATTGCCCGGACTCCCTTAGATTGTTTTTAGGTTCTCTTGAGAGGGGAGTTGCGAAATGCGTGCCTAGCGAGTTGGAGTTTCAGAGAACTCAACCACCCAGTCGGATAGGAGATCCTCTTCAGATTTGGGCTTGGGGGCTTCGATGTGATCGGCGACGGGAGCGACGTCACGAGGTGCCGCAATCGCGGTCTGCCCGCCAGATGACTTGAGAGCGTCGAGTCGATCCAACATGACGCCGAGCAGGTTCTCACCGATGTCTAACTTCTGGGAGGCCTTGCCGTCGAGCTCTCCACAACCCACTTGCTCATGTCGCTCTT